CTTTCAGTGATATGTACCATTCATTATTCTGATTGTCTGTAAGAATGATATCTCCTATGATAGCGCCTAGCTTATCAATAGGTATACCTTCTTTCTTTGTTGCACCCGTTCTTTGCTTTGCGCCAATGATCTCAGCGTTTGCAAAAGGAGCATACGATTCGCTCATCATAGTCACAACTTCAGATGTCTCATTGTCTGTACGAGTTTTGAAATAGTTGTCTAATGTCTTGACAGTTCTTACTTCAAACTTCTCGCCAGCATTCGCACCTCTCGCTATGATAATGTCAAACTTTAGACCGTCAAACGTGAAACTGTAACTAGGGAACTTAGAACTATTTGGAGATATGGAATTAAACGTTACACTCTCAAGGCTAGTATCTTTTCGCAACTGCATCTTCAGATGATCTATCAATTCCTTGCTAGTATCATTATCTTTATTGATAAGTTGAAGCCTAAACTCCCGAACAGACTTGTCGTTTGTTCCTGGTTTGCCTTTTGGATACAGAGGAGCAACCTGATAGTTCTTTATCTTTACGATAGAGTTCAGGTTCTCTCCAATTTTTTCGTATACTTCCATACTCATGTGACAGTAGATTCCTCTTGTTTCTACTATTTATGAGCGAGTCATTTAGCCATTCTAGATATTTCTATGGCTTGCTCTTGGTTTGTGATAGGTACTGCGTTTGACTTATGCATGGTGGCAATTCCAACGATGTAGTTTCCTGTGTAGACTGGAGACTCTTTTCTTCGTCCCGACTCTGGGACTCCATGAACTGGGCTCTTCGTCTGGCTTGGTATCGTATTCTGTTTTGAAATGTTTGTCGTCGGTTCATATGGTATGAATTCCTTTTTCTTCGGCTTTAGTTTACCTGATATATATAGCACATATTCATCAAGCGTATTAAATTGACATGAGTGCATATGCTTGCGCCTCATCTCTTTATTGTACTGTCTCCATTGAACCTCGACCTTTTTCATATCGAGTTTTTTAGCTTTACGTCTCTTCGATTTTGGAGCGTAAACGCCTTTAATCATATGCATACTCATCGGTCCATCTCCTTAGAGTATACTTCTTTTACCCACTTAATGGGTATGCCAGACATTCGACTGGCATTTTTCTGAACTCTCATGGCATCATAGCCACTAACTCCAGATTCAAGAATTTCCGCTTCTTCTAGTGCGTACTTAACTTCTCGTATAGTTTCTTCTTTTAGAACCATGATAAACATACCTCATCTGATATACACCCTTTTGGATGTGCTTCGGATACTCACCAGAAAAGTCGACCTTAAGTAGATCGTCTTCTTTGATCAGATGTTTATGATTATGCACTATTTTGTTCCAATTGTCAAGCATTTTTTTCGGCAATTTTTTAAGGTATCTTTCTGATAATATAGGATCGTTTTCAATGTTTTTTGCGTATTGAGCCATTAAATATAAAGGTACTGAAGAACTAATACATCCGTCTACGAGTTCCATAGCTTCAATATCTAGAAAGACTCCTTCATCTGGAGCCATGAACATTAATGTTTATCCCTTTATGGTTGTAGGTGATGCTATTTAGTATTACTAAAAGATTGACACGAGGTTTCAAAATGTATAAATAATCGCATGGGTGCGTGTGAATGTGTAACAACACAAGAGGCAAGTGTGAACGTTTTTAAAGAACTCACAGAAGGAATAACTGGGGTAGCATCTCGTATGCAGGTGGGGTTCCTCCCAGTCACGCAAACTATTTAGAAAAGGCAGCTTTTAGTTGCCTTTTTTATTGGGCAGACTCCCTGACAAAGAATGATGGTGTATATCCATCGAAACCACTACCCGCATTCAGTAACGACATCATTCTATTTGCATCTTTTGCATTTGTGGTGATGTAGAGATTTAGCCCAGTAGAATTCTCTAGGACATGAAACTCTTTTGCAACCCTCTTCACAAGGTAGAGCATCACTTATTCTCTAGCTTCTTAATTCTTTCATCCAACTCGGGCCAAACATCAAACTCATGTAACTCTTTACATGGATGACTATTCTTTTCTAGTTCAACAATTCTGGCTTCTAGCGCATCTATCTTTTTAGACACATTGGGATACTTGGTTTTCCATGCAATATTCTCTTTGTCAAGAATATCGATGCCATACCTCTCTGTTGCCCAATCCGCAATATCATCGAATTTGTTATAACACCAAACTCCAGCTCTTGTATCTTTGAACCATTTAGTAGATGCGGCACCCAATAGTGATCCCGCAACACTGCTTACCATCCACAACCACATAATTCTCTCCTAGCTTAAGTATCTATTTACTAATTTATGCAATCTACCACTTTTCATTAATGAATGAAATTTATTCCAATATCTTATCATAATTCCTTTATTTAAATCCGCCGAAGTTCGGTTTTTTATCTCCGGTTCGCTTTCTGTATGATATAACACTATCATCATTTCCCTGTTTTTGCTCTTCTTTCATGCGACTAGCAAAGTTACCTTTGTCTGCAACAGGTGTATCGTCTACCAAATCTTGTGCTGAATCTTCAGCATCAAACAACTTCATTTTTGATCGATCAATTCCAATTACAAAACGTTTCAGATAGTTTGTGTCGCCCCATCTGTTTTTCAATTGCTTTACCATAAGTTGACCTAGACCCTCTAACTCTTCAGTTGAGATTAAGCCAAACATAAAGTCAGCAGTAGCAGGTAGACCAAACGATTCAGAAGTATCTTCTAAGTTCAAATCTGAACTGCTATAGCCTGTACGAGTTGTTTGTGTTGCACTTAAAATTGGTACATTAAACTCTACTGCTAAACCACGTAACTCTTCTGCAATTGCTTTGATCATTGTATAAGAATTGACGTTAGAACCTGCCTTCAATCTAGAACTCGTACATATATTTAGATAATCTATATACACGATATCTGGTCTAAAGTTCTTTTTTAACTTTAATTCATTTAAAAGATGTCTAAAATGTGCAGAGCCGGCACTAGCAGTGGGATACTCTTTGACAATCAACTTACCAGTAGTCTTGCCTTTTACTCTATCAACTCTCTTCATATACACATCTTTAGGTATTTCTTGAAGTGCATCAATCGTAGTGTTTAAGAGATTGGCATCAATACGTTCAGCAATCTTCTCTTCTGCCATTTCCATAGTAATGTATAGAACGTTTTTACCATCCATAAGATTGGCTGCCGCACAGTGTGTCATGAACAACGTCTTACCAACACCAGTACCTGCGAGAGCAATACTCAAAGATTTACGAGACAAGCCACCTTTAGTGATCTTATTGAACAAGTCTAAGTCAAACGAAACTTTATCTTCTTTCGTATGATAAAACTCATATCGATCTTCTGGTTGTTCGAGGAAGTCGTGACCAATGTTCTGGTCGAAAGATACACCAAGTGCCTTAGTTAATAGATCGGGAATAGAACCCTTATCTAAGTTGTCGTGATTGCCATCTAACACAAGAATGGATTCACGCACGGCATTGAAGACTGCCTTATCTTGACAGAACTTCTCGGTCTTGTCAACAATCCATTCTAAATCAGTTTTAGGATCGTACTCTAGACCTTCAATCGTTTCAACTATAGTAGTGTACTGGTCGTCTGATATGTTGCTTTTTTCATCAATAGCAATCTTTAAGACGCTTTTTGTTGGTACACTATTATAGTCTGCGATATACTGTGTTATAGCTTTGAATACCGCTTTCTCAGTGAAGTCACCAAAGTAATCTTCACTAAGAAATGGTATAACTCTACGCATGTAGTCTTCATTATGTAAGAGTCCCGCAAGAACGGTGGTTTCAATCATTCGCTACTGTCTCCTCGTCAGCGATTTCAATTTGAGAATCATCACTGATGAGACCCGCACTAGAAGCAATAGTATACACGTTTTCAATGTGTTTGGCAAGACTTGTTTTCTCAAACATCATCAGCCAGAAATCTTTATTATCTACGATTTCTTTTGCCCGCATCAGTTTCTCAGTTAAGACTTCACCAGTATCGGGATTGACTGCTTCATACCATCCAACTTTTGGCTTATGTACATAGCCAGCTTTCTCTGCAACTTCTAGTAGTCCAGACCACTTCATGATACCACCGTCAAAGGTAACAGTAATAGGGATCTGAGACTTTTCACGCACATGTCGAGACTTTTCGATATTGACTACAAAGTGGTAGCCCTTGATCTCAGTACCTTCTTTCTCTTGTCTACGTCCGATGATCCAAATAGCATCAGCAGA